TCCACCTGCTCCATGGTTCCCTGACACCAAAGCCGGCTGAACAGGAACAGGTCAATGGACTTCAATCCCTCGTCGCTGATGGTCGTGATATTCTCAACGCACACATAGTCAAACTCCGGGTAGTTGTCGCCCAAGTATGCGTTCGGCATTTCGAGGCGGTAATAACTGCACCCGGTTGGATGAGCGTTATAGACAATACAAATCTTCATGGGGTAAAAATAAGAAGGGCAGCCATTGCTGACTGCCCCTCTCAAACCTCAGATGATGAAAACCTAAGTCAAAGATACTACGAACCGAGTATCTGCGCAGTCGATGGTGAAAAGACTGTGGATGCAATTGAGAACATCGGGTCAGGCTCCATCCCGGTCAAGGTCAACTCGTAGCCACTTCTATCTCCGAAGGCAGTACCAGTTCCAGCGGTTCCAGCGGTTGCCTCCAAGCCGTTGGCAGAGCCTAACAACCAGTAGCGGTTGTTGTTGTCTTGGACAATTACGATGACACGATTACGGACCAGCAAGCGGAGTTCGTTGCGGACTGCGACTTGCAGTTTGTTGATGGTGAAGGTTACTTCGGGGGTGTAGTAGATTGAACCGTTCTCAATGCTTGCGTTCAAGGTTTCAGTCAAAGAGGACGTAGCCTTGGTCAGATCATACTCGAAGAACCCGCCCGAAGCGTACCCCGTGAAGCCTGTAACCGCACCTGAAAGGTTGGCATTGCAGGATCCCGTTGGGATGAAGGATTGGACATAAATTGTTTTGATGCCACCGACTGAATCTCGGCATCCAAGGGCGTAGCCAGTTGTTAAGGAGCAGGACATATGTGTATTTGGGTTTTAAGTTTCAAGAGAACAAAAAAGTGAGGGGAGGTTTCCCTCCCCCCTACACATTAGGTCAAGCGGAAGTCAACAACCAAGTCTGGATACGCTATTTGTACGCCTGCTTTGAAGGCTGCGATACTCCGTACTTCGTCTAGGTCCCTTGAATAAAAAATCGAGAACTGCTCCTCGTCGCTCAAAAGGTCCGTCCCGTAGAAGAAGTTACCGAGGTAAGATGCAACGATGCGGTTGGTGTTGGTCAAGCCGGGAACCGCAATTACACGGACGTTTGTGCCGGGATAGATGATGTCCCCGTCAGCAAGACCAGCCAAGTCAACTTGGTTATACATGACACCTGTGGAGGCTTTGAAAGCCCCAATCAAGGTACGGAAGTTGTTCCAACCGCAGAAAATTACGAGGTCCGTCTTGGTCAGGATGGCCTGTGGAATTTGGTTGTAGATTCCATCAAAGATGGAAATCACGTTGCTTGTAGTGATACCAACGGAGGCCGATACCGCTCCTGTGTTACCGCTAATGGTTGAACCCGAAGCAGCGTTCAAGAGTTGGTTGACACCGCTGAAATAAGCGTTACCCTGCCAAATAGCGTTTTCCAAAGCCTCGGCAATACGGAGAGCCTTCTGCTCGGCAAACGCCTGCTCGAAAGGAACGCCTTCGTACATTGAACCTTGGGTCAACTGGGTCTGCATCCAGTACTGCTCCAAGGAGCGAGGACACAAAGTTTCCATCACTTTCATACGGCCAACGGTGATGACACGCTGACTGAATGTGGTTGTGCCTGAACTTGTGAAACCGCAAGCATCACCGCTTTGAATCAAAGCATCGGTGTCCATGAGGTTGAGAGCAGCAGCGAACTTGATGCCCACCTGCTTGGTGAACAAGGCTGCTGAACGGGCCGAGAACACGGCCTTGGTGATGAGAGGAAGCCTCTCTTGGTCGGTGTAGGCAACTAAATTGCCAAAATTGTATGCCATGGTTAGTGGGGGTTTAGGGGGTTAGTTTTTTTTGAGTGATTGGAGTGCTTGTGCGAGAGCGTTGAAGTTCTGCGAGGCTTGAGCCTTGCGTTGCTCAACGATTGCGGAACCGCTTGCTTTGGGGGCTTCGGCTGGGAGTTCGGAAACTTTCTCGACGATGTCGGCCATGGTTTCAACTTGGCTTGCGAATGCGGACATTTTCTCTTTCATCTTTCCCATCTCGGCATAGGCTGCCTTGAGTTCTTCCATGATGGCTCCGAGGTGCTTGGCGACGATGGCCTCAACGACTTCGGGGGTCATGGCAGGATAGGCTTCCTTGATTTCCTCGGTTACCTCAACGGCTACTTCGGGGGTGATTTCAGCAGCAACGGGCAACGGCTCGATGACCGGGGTTGCTACTTCGGCAGCGATGACCTCAACGATTTTGCCTCCTTTGGTCTTGATTGTTCCGACTCCCTCGACCTCGTGTTCGCCATCGGGTGCAGGGAGAGTGCCGTCTTCGGTAACGACATAAACGGCAGTACGTTCAACGAGGTCCCCGTCAACACGGACAACCGTGCCATCGGTCAACTTGTAGTCAGCGAAGGACTGCTTTTGGGTTTTGAACTTGCGGATTTCACTCCGCAGAGATTCGATTGCGTTTTTCAGGTTCATAGTTAGTTGGATTTGTAGTTGGGTTGGATATGTTGCAAAAAAGCGGTTAATTCGTCAGCGAGGCCAGCGAGTGCGACCTCCAGTTCGGATTCGGTTTTGTCCATTCCAAAAAGCCCTTCAACGGAGAAACCCCGGAACAGGTTGCGGTTGTCCCACACTTCGTCGTTCTCAACTTTGAAGGAACCGAACCAAGAGCCATCAGGAGTGTCCTCGTAGCCCTTGGGAGGCATGATGCCACGCTCGGCATCGGTTATAAATGACTCGAACATGAACACGCCATCCAGTTCGGCATTGTGGTAAGCGTTGACGTTGTGCTGGTTGCCCTGCTTAAAATACTTTTGGACTATCTTGCGGATGGTGGCTTTGTCGAATACGACGTAGTACTCGCCATAGGTTTCGTCCTTGCGAAAGATGGGGGTGTCTGCAAGCATGAGAGGCCCAGTCAGAACCCTCCGTTCGCCTGTTTCGGTGAATCGTTGTGGTGTCTTTGCGAAGGCTTGGAATGGCCGTTCAATCGCTGGCATATCGGTCAGGGCCACGAATTGGACCCCTTCATCCACCTCGTCCACGGTCATTCGGTATATTGGCAGTTCCATAGTGGTAAATGTGGTTAGGCTCCAAGAGTTGCAAATTCCTCCAACCTCCGAACCCTCCGAGTGCTTTGGGTGATGTCCCTCTCCACGACATAGGCTCGCATCGGTGATGAGCCTTGGCCTTGGCCCATTGCAGCACCATCGGTTCCAAGCATAGTTGTTTGAGGGTTGGCAAAGATTGGAGCAGGTGCAACCTCGCCTCCTTCACCACCACCAGCAGTTAACGCTCCACCGCCTCCACTTGCTGAACTCCCTTGGAACTGGGTCTTGCTGATTTTGGCGACCTGCGCCAAACCTGTCGCAAGGGCGATACCTGCGTCAATGAACTGACGACCCTTTGCAAGTTTAATCGGGTTCCCTCCAGCAGTCAGGGCAGCGGTTACGGCCATGAAGGTGTTGATAAGGGCTTGACCCATGCTGGCCTTCTTGTTTATCTCAAAGGCTTTTCTTTGGTCTTTCTCGGACTTGCCCAAGCCAGCGGTCAGCAAATCACCAAGCGCACCAACGGCATTTGATGCCATCTGCAAGTCCTGTTGCCTACGATTGCGTTCAATCTTTGAAATTTTGTCTGCACTATCCTCGGCAATGCCTTGCTCTTTAAGTCGCATTTCCTCGGTCAGTAGGATGTAGGCTTTGGCAAACTCGTCCGAATCCGTGAATCTCTTTTTGAGGTCTGCTTCCCTTTGTTTCTTTTCTTCCCGAAGGATTGCAAGTTTCTCATCTCGCAAAGCCTTTTCCCTTGCGAGTTCATCGTTTATCCTGCCAATTTTAGCCAAGCGAAAATTCTCGGCTTCTTGACTGGCTGCCGAATCCATCGCCCTCAAATCTTCTGCATCTTTCTTCTGCTTTTCTATTGCATCGGTTCGCAGTTTGGTTTGATAAGTCAGCCTTGCGACCTCTTTCTCGTGAATCAGTTGCGCTCGCTCTTCTTCTTTCTCGGCTGCTGCAATCCTTGCGTCATAAGCAGCCATCAAGAGATTCTGAACCTTTGCCTCGCTTTCCCCCCTTGCCTCCGCAAGTTCAACCTGCCTTTGCGCCAATTCGGATACGGCTTTCAGGTCTTTCGTTTCAATGCCCAAGAAATCCTTGACAACCTTTGTGAGTTTTTCCCAGTTCTCAACAAGCAATCCAACACCAACAATCGCTGCACCAATACCCGTTGAAATCAAGGCGGTCCTAAAGAGGCGAAGGCTTACGATGGTTCCTTTCAGCGTCTTGTCGTACAGGGCCGTTGCAATCCTGTTGGCCGTCATTGAGATAGCCGATTCCTTTTGAAGGAGGACCGTTACCTGCTGGATTCCGTTGGCAATAGCCATGGTCGCATTGACCTGCAACATAGCCTTTTGGATGTCCTCGTTTTCCTCGCCAAACAAAGCAGCAGCACCTTGAGCGATTTGAAAGCCAGCAGCAACGCCTTGGA